AACCAATACCGATCTAATATGTTCTCCGTGAAGAAGCCAGCTCCAACGGACCAGATGGCGTCAGGTATGCCGCTCGCTTCATCAAATATTAACATCATGCCGTCGTGGTTATGCACACCCGCGTAGCTGTCTGGGTTCTCCTCTGACCACAGCTTACCCTCAGCCGCCCAGTACCGCGTCCCTTTTTTCAAGTCGCGCTCGACTAGCTCACACACCCACTTGGCTGGCACTAGCTTAGTCGCGCTGATCTCCCACCAATGCGCGTTGATGATCATGGCCTGCCACTTAGTCAGCTCGCCCCATGTGACTGACCTGAGTTGCGACTCGCTGTTAGCTGACACCACTACACTAGAACCTATGCGTGTCGTTAACATCCACAAGATTAGCCAGCTCACTAGCGCCGACTTACCGATCCCCCGCCCTGAGCTGACTGCCTCACGTAGCGTTGTCATGTCTACTTGACCGCGATTATCTTTGATGTGCTTGGCGATTGTTCTTAGCACGTCGCGTTGCCATTGTCTTGGCCCTCTGAACTTTGCTAACGGCGTGTTGACTTGACCCCACGGGAACGCGAACAGCACGAACGCTTCAGGGTCGTCCGCAACACGCGGGTCCCACAGACGTGACATCAATAACTGTTCTTCATCCGAGCTATATATAGGTAGTTGCATTATTCGTTGTCTACGACGGTGCCTTCAATAACACGCGATTGAGCTTCTTGCAAAGCTTGAGTAATACTAATTTTCTGATACACATCCACGCTGATCTCAGTCTTGGCTGTCCAGCCGTGTACATGTTGCAATACAGCGAGAGCTGACTTAGCGTCGCCTTCACGGGCTGCCGCTACTAGATGTTGCGCCATCTCTTTCTCACCATCAGCCTTACCTTTTTGTGCCGCCATCTCTGCAACAGGGTCGACCTGGCAGAGTTGCCGATACTCGGACGGCATCATCCCTGCAGCTAACGCCAGAGAGTCGTTTTTCAACCCAAGCTTTGCTGCATCGTAAATAGCCTGTAAGCGAGACTCAGTTGCCTTCAACTCGCGTGGCGAAAAAGGTATCGAGAGGAATGTCATGCTCGCATGGTAGTTTGAATTTTGCGGATTGTCAAGGGGCGTAGATTTGGTAGTTGTTACATGTAACGCAGAAAGCCGAAAAACTCGTTACTTACTACATCCTCTAATGTCGGCTTAACCGCCCCTTTAAAAGTATAACTTATTTGTTCATTACGTACATAGTCACTTCAAAGCCGAAACGCATTTCAGTCGCTGCTGGTTTTGTCCACATGATAGATCTCCTGGTTAAGTTACGCAGATTGCGTATGACTAATACTGTCACCTTTTATCTGGTAGCGGAATAGTGATTTTCATTAAAATAAAAAAATTTCTTCTGACACCATCGTCACCGTGACCTGTCACCCCAAGGCCCTACCCCCCCCAGCAAAATGCAAACAGCTTTCTGCATGAGAATGATTATCATTTAGATTTATAATGAGAATGAGAGCTATTCGCATTTAGAATTGTGCTGGCAGCGTACGATCAATTGATCATGCAGGCGCCTGGTCATATTGCCATATTGCCATTCAGTTTTTGGCCAGGCTGCAGTTATTGGTCATATTGTCATTTAGAAAACATTGGCAATATTGTCATTTAGATTTTATTGGCAATATTGCCATTCAGTTTACATTTCATGTTTTTAGCTTTTTGCAAAATACGCGGGGCGTGAAAAATTGGTCATATTGTCATATTGTCATGGCAATTTAAGTCGCATGATGGTCACTGCAAAGCTATTGTTGACATTTATACATATATTCTCTTTATATCTTATAAATAAAATGACAATATGACCAATAACAAGCTCAAAGCTAGATCCCGCTTGCCTTTGCGCATTTTGTAAACTTGCCAATAACATGGCAATAAATTGACAATCCGTGACAATAAATGACAATGATTGATCATATTGTCAAAAATAGTTTGACATTATCTAAAAAGGGCGTAATATTCATACATGCGCTGCATTTTGCCGCGTAACTTTAAGAGGGCTTGAAAATGCGTAACTTTATTGAAAATACAATTGGAAACTTTATCGAAGATCATTGCTGCACAATTTTCTTAATCTTAATTTTGGCGATGCCAGCGTCAACAATTATCCGTATCGCATTAAGATAAATTAAACCCGCCCGCGAAAGCGGGCATTTAAAAGGCTATTAAAATGAAACCTATATATTTAATTCTCGAAGGCGCGGCGCTCATGCTGCTATTTATCACTATCGCAATATTTAACTTTTTATTATCAGTTTAAGGGGATCGATCATGTTAACTTTTAACGTAGAAATAACAGATACGTACGGCGGCGAATCAAACTATTCATGGGTGCAGCGCTTACAAGTAAAAGCAAAATCTATGCAAGGCGCGATCAGTAAAGCGGCGCGTCATTATGGATATAAAGGCTTTCGCCAGGATTGTCATTGTGGCGATTATGCAAGCTATAAGTTAAGCGGCGCATGCATTATTGCTTTTGTAACAGTAGAATTTAACTAAAAGAGGATTAAATAAAATGAATTCACAAGATAATGAAATGCTATTAAAACATGTTCAATTTATCGCGGATACATTATCAAACGGTTTTAATGATGATGATCTTAATTCGGATGATGAACCAATGAGCGCTTATGATTATTTAACTGACGCGCTAGATATTAATTGGATATTAAACAATGATAAAAGCTATCGCGGCGCGCGTGTATTGGTAGCTTTTGGCGGCCCGAATATATGGGTAGATACTGAGCGCGGAATTGTTGAAGGCAATTGGTGGGGCGAATATGCTAAGGCCAGATTTGACGATAATATCGGGCTTGATGACGCGCTTAATGATCTTTATAACTGCTAAGGGAATTTAAAATGATTATTCAATATGAGAAAACGTTTCAAGGCGCGCATAAATTTTACGCGCTAGATAAAAGCAACACCTTAGTGACTATGCAATATATGTATTATTCAAAAGCGCAAGCACTAAAACTATTTAAACAATTTATGAAAGGCCAATAATCATGCAAACATTTAACCGTGAACATTTAATAAATAACTATATCAATGAGTCATTAGATAATATGGACTGGTCCAGCTTATCTGCGTTAGCAGCGGATATGATAGCTAATAACGTTAGTGATCTTAGCGATAATGAATTAATCAACATGATCAATGAAGTATATCCACATTTAATAGAAAGCGAGAGCGAAAATGTATAAAGTATTAGATCATGATACCAATGAACATGTGATTTTTGAAAGCTATGATGACGCCTGCATTTTTAAGGGCGTCAATCCTAAAGCCGCATATAAAATTAAGCGCAATACAAAAGATAGGCCTAAAGACTTTAAAAGCGGCGCTTTAATGCAGTACGGCGCGAATGGCCTTATAAAATCTTATGTTTATGAATGGCTTAAACTTAATAAACTGGCGGCTTAACATGTTACTTATATCTGCAGCAATAATAGCGGGCTTATTGGCGATAATTTACGATCTTTAATGCTACCATATCAAACTAAAACAAAAGGCGCCCATAAGCGCCTTTTCTTTTGTCTGTAACCTATTCACGTCAAAATAACTTGTATGTAATAATCCGTAAAATATTACAAGCAAATCTAAACTAATAGTTTATACCTGGCGCAATAATTAAACCGATCATTTAATCACAACCATTTTGGGCGGATCGTTAACTTCTACCATGCGCCGTAACTCGCTCTTTTTATAGCTATCTAATTCAGGCGCGCAATAGATATGTTTTTTGTTCATATACTCGCTACTCGCCAAGCGCCCGCGATCAATCCAGCCAGCTTCTTTAAGCGCGTGTAATAAAGCCGCTTGGGGAATCTTTACGCCAGACGGCGCGCTGCCCGCTAAACGATCACATAATGAATGGAAAGGCGATCCTATGACGCCCTTGCTAAACTCGCCTATACGCCCGCGCATTTGCTCAACAAGGTAAGATTCTGCCATACTCATACCATGTTCAACTAAATTAGCTTTAAATTCCGTCATCATAGGCGCGGCGCTAGGATTGAATTTACTTGTATCACGTAGCATAAGCCAGTTAGCAATAGCACTAAAACCACCAGCCTTATACCATTGCCACAGTTTAGCAGCGGCGCTAGGTTCCATTCTAGGCGCATGACTCCATACGCAGAACCAGCGTCTATCTTGACTAGCGAGAGAGATAGGCACAGGGTCATTACTAAAGGCTAGGACAAAGACTCGGTTTAGCATCATGTAAGGGTGCAAGCCCTTGCGGTTGATAGGTAGCATTTCAGGCGGTGCAGCGATGATAGGCTTGAGTTTGTTAGCAAGTTGACGCCTAGCACTAGCGTCAGGTTCTTTAAGCTCATTGATAATTAGCACTTCGGACTCTAATTGATAGCCCCATTGAGAGTTAACAGAATCGTTATCCATAATGCCACGATTACGCAAGTTATCACCGCAAACAGCCCATAGAAAAGGCGCCCAGAACGTATCCTTGCCGCTACCCTCATCACCACCATGTAACACAGCGTGATTGATTTTAATCTCAGGATGTTGCACCTTAAACGCCATCACGTCTAGGATATGCGCTAGTTCGTCCTCATTAGGCACTAGGCTACGTGCATGGTCTAGCCAAGGGGTTATGTCACCTGCTACCAAGTTAGTAGGGCGGGCATCACGCCAGCGGTTGCCATAGATGTCGCCATCACGAGACACAAGCACAGTCTCGCCTGCAGCGTAAGTTATGCCAACAAGTGCTTTAGCACCCATTGATTGACGGTTTTCATCATAAGACACAGCAGGAAGCACACGGGTGGCGGTGTGAATAGAACGGCAGTCAATATGTCTAAATAACGCATTAAAAGTAGAACGGCTAACCTCTCGGCGGTCTTGTAAATCAAAATAGGCATCATCCTCTTGTATATAGGCAAAGCGCTTGAACCAGTCAGCCTTCTCTATACGGCCTAGCTCTTTACGCTCTACTTCAGCGATTAGGTCGTCAGCGTCATGCGTAAACATATCAGAAGGTTCGATTTTAGATAGTGCTGTAGTCATCACGTCCGCCAGTAGTTCCTCACGCAAGCCGTGAGTGTGTTTAGGGCCGCCGTTATCAGCCACCCATGATAAGAAGGTCTTAGAGTCCAGGTCTTGACAATGTTCATGATAGCAACAGAACGAACGGTCTAGGGGCTTATATCTAGCCTCTGGGTTACCATCGCTATGACTAGCGCTGTTAGGACACGCGACACCGACCCAGCCCTCGCCGTTCTTAGGCGTGATAATCATACCGTTAGCACTCATCCAGCTAAGGACATCGTCACCGCCATCGTCTTTAAGTCTGATAGACGTGATAGAGGCGGTGTCAGCGGGTGCTGGGGTTACATGTAACGCTTCGCATATCTGAGGCAGACTGAACTCACGCTTAGGGTGTAGCTCGATCAGCTTAGAAGCAAAATTATCACGATTAGGTTTAAGATTGACACTACCAGCAACTCTAAAGTTACGGACAGGGTTAATAGCACCGCCATCCGTGAAACCAGCATCAGCAATGGCTTTAATCGCAGCACTAAAGTCTCCTTTCAGAGGTTGATCGTCTAACGCAAATGTATAGCCATACTGATAATTAGCAGGGCTAGTCTCGATAATCCATGTAGGCGCCAGCGGTGGCACCTTAGACTTAGTGCCTACGTCATCTAGCACCATGAACGCGACACGCTCACAGTTAGATGCAGACGCAGACACCTTGCCGTCAGCAAAGCGGTCAACGATAAAGCAGGCGGTGTTAGCGTACCAAGCATCGCCCTTTTTAATCTTAGCCTGCTCAGGCAAGTACGCAGGCCAAGTACACTTAATCGCACCATCGTTATGATATTGCAAAGCGCCCTTATCAAGTAAAGGCTTTTGTTTAACTAATAGGATAGTCTCACCTACAGGGGCAATACTTACTAAATAGTCAATGAAATTTAACTCACTCATTTTCCATACCTCGTCATTATATCGGCTTCAATAGACAAAGGGAGACCCTTAGCCCATTCAGGGGGCGTACACATTACATCGCTCATTCGTTGTAGCACTTCATTCGGTGTATCGGTCTCGATTACAATCTCATCGTGTACGTGTAATATCACGTCATCTAAGTTTCTTAGTGAGTGTCGGAGTAGATCGTTAGCAACGGCTTGGGTGATGTTCTCACACGCCAAGCCCTTCCATAATCTAGCTCTAGGCCACTCGGTAGCGTCAGCAGAGGGCTTCCACGCTGCTTTAGCGTAAGTCACCCCTTCAGGTTCTAGCTTTGCATGTGGATAGCAAAGTATTCGACCCGAAGGCAAAGCATACCATAAATGTACGCCGTCGTATAAGTAGGTCACACGACCCACACTAAACTCTTTACCAACGTTACGCATCGCGCGTGTGTAGGCGGACTCTAGTGACTGCCAATAATTAACAGCCCATTGGTTAGCTCGTCGCCAAGCGTCGACTGTGCGTCTAGCATCTGACTCGCTAAGTATAATGCCATAGTTACGGCCCATAGCGCCAAAAGCCCCCACGCCACCACCAAAGCCGCATGACAATATTGCCACTTTTCCAATTTGGCGTTTGTCTGGCGTAATCTCCATCTCGGCTTGGTGAAATATTGCCGCTGCTTCTCTAATATAAATATCACGACCTGATCTAAAAACATCTAGCACCTCTTCTGCACGTGGATCATTGGAAAGCCAAGGGGTCAGTCTAGCCTCTACCGCGTTCCAATCGGCAACGACTAGGGACTTACCCTTAGCAGGAATTAACGCAGGACGTAGCATACCTTTTAGCACGTCGGTGATACGTCTGCCGTATGTCGGCACTATCGCATGACCTCGCACCATGGCATGTCTAACTGCCTCTGGGTCTTTAGCACACTTACGTGTGAAGTTATGAACCTGAGCGCCATAGCTAGACGCACGACCTGTAGCGCTACCGCCTGCAAACACAAACGCACCACGTACACGGTGGTCCTCTTCGTCAGCGAGCTGGGATAAGCGATTGAACTTAGCGACAGAGGATGCCCACAGATCGTCAGCACATTGGATAACGTCAGCGACATCGGCTGGCACTTCGTCAGGGTTCTCTTCGGCTAACAGTAATAGGTTAGCGCGGACAGACTTGTCAATAGACATCTTCTTGTCTCCATCTTTAATATGCGTCATTAGCTTGAGGGCTTCAAGGCCAACACGTTCTTGTACCCACTCACGCATACGTGGTGAACGTACTGACGTGATAGCACCCTTCGTTACCTCAGACACGATGCGCTCGATCTCTTCTAGTTCTACACTAGCGTAGCGGATAGCGGAGTCGGCAAGGTCTTTATCGAGCAACACACCCTTGTCGTTGATACGTTCATTGACGTGATAATCTGCAAGCTCTTGGTCTGATAGGTCGCGTAAGGCTTTTGAGATAGTGCGCATGACTTTAACGTCCTGCTCACAGTAAGCAATCATCTCAGCCATCAAGGTAGGGTCATCGTTAAACGTGCCATCAGCACGAGGGAGTGATAGCAGTCTAATTAACTGCTTACCACGGTGGTCTTTACGCATCGTGGCCCCTGAGAAACGTCCAACGTCCTCTAGTGAGCCAGGCGCACAGTTAGCACGAGCTTGGGTAGCTGTGCAATAGAACTGTTCTAAATCAAAGTTAATCTGTAAGACATACCAAAAGACTAGGCGCTCAAACGTCGCATTGTGCGCACGTATTTGACCCTTGAAGTTACGCACCTCTTCGGGGAACGGCATATCTGGTGTCCATGTAATGACGTCACTATCATCAAACGCATACGACATACATAGCACATCGGTGCTACTGTCTTGAGCGTAGTTGTAGACGCCGCGACTAGGTAAGTCGCAGCGGCTACGTGACTCAAAATCGAGCCACAGTATCATTATGTTGAACGACGACGGCGTGTAGTTTCAGCAGGTGCATCTTCTTCAGCAGTCTCGCCTGAAGCTTCAGCATCCATACCAACCCATTCTTTAATCTCAAAGACAGGAGTATAGATTTTGCCATACGACTTATGTTGGTAATGCTCTTTCTTCAAGTAGATGACAGGGACAGGTTTAGTCTGATCTGCCTCTACTTGATTAGCAATGGCTACTGCTAACGCTTGAACTGCACGTTTACCGCCAACAGATGTAGTAGAGAAGCGAACTTCTAAACCTTTATCTTCGCCAGAGATGCACTTCAATGACAGACCTACTTGCGTCTCCCATCCGCGTTTAGCTGCAGGTGGCGCACCATCAAGCTCAGGTAACGGCTGTGATACTGACACCATCTTCTCGCCTAATACGTCGCCATCACCCCATGCGATAAAGCCATGAATGAATGAAAACGGATTAACAGCCCATGTAGCGTCATCTTCGACTTCTGTTTGGTCTGCACCAAACACCCAATGACCTGTCTTGTCCATCTTAAGAATAGCAACGCCTGCTGGCGATACATCGTTCTCAAGTGAACGTAAGGCTGTGCTTAAAGAAGAAACTGCTGGTAGATTTGCTTGTGAAAAAGTTACGATATTAGACATTTTAATTTCCTTTAGATGATCTTATTGAGGGCAGCGGTCAATTGCTGTCCGATTTGCAACAAAGCTGGGCGAGGGTCATCCTCGTTTGCCAGCGTACTACCTGAACTAATAGCGACGACTGTCCCTTCAGGTAAAGTAAGACCGTGTTTTTTAAGCACCTTCTCAGCTTTAGCTGGTGAGATTAACGTCGTCTCTATTATGTCAGATTCTGGTAGGTCTTTAAGAAGTGCAGACTTTGCATCCTCTTCGTTGACCCATTGTCTAGTCGCACGTTTGGCAACTAGCTTATAGCCTGGGACAGGTTTACCTGCCTCTAGTATTTGGAAAGCTAACGCACGTAAGTCTGTAATCCATTGCTCAATTACGTCGGCGTTTTGCAAGTATACACCTATTTGTTCAACAGGCAACGCATCTAGTTTGGTGTGCAACACACGGTCAACAGCGCCAGTCATCTGAGGGCAAATAGGCTTGCCTGCACACCAACGGCAATGATCACCTGCATTAAGTTTAGCATCAGGTGCTTGTGACTGACGGACTGCAAGCGCTAATGACTGCTCAAACAGTTTGATTCGGTTAGGGTTTGTGGTCCAACGTTTAACGGCTGGCGGTTGCACAATAATCATCTCGATAGATGTTACGCCATCAAACACCCATGACACTTCTTTAGTGCGCATGGCAGCAGCAGCGTAGAACATAAGCTGTGGGTTCTCTTCAACCTCAACGGCTACACCGTCACCGAACTTCCAATCTAATACATAGGCTGTGTCACCGATACGACCTAAGAAGTCAGTTGAGCCGAATACGTTTGGTAAGAAGTCACCAAAGCCTACGCGTGTCTCGACTGCATACTCCATCTGCTTGTCAGGGTCAATGGCATCTAACGCATCAAGCGCAGGTTTGATTTTGTTGTCGATTAGTTCTTGCGTTAATACTTGTTCTTCGTACACGGTGCCAAGGTAATGCTCTGGCGTGTGGCCTTTGTCAAGTATTTCTGCAATCACATTGTGTAGTAAGGTGCCTTCATCAGCATACTTATTAGAAGGACGAGGTGGCATCTTGTCGCAGAGTGCGACAGAGCCAGGGCAGGCAATAACACGTTTAGCGGTCGAACCGCCTACGACTGAAGAGTGTTGCATTTAGTTTCCTTTAATTTACCTATTGAGTTTGCAGATTAGCATACATAAAATTAGTATGTCAACATTTAATTTAATAATAAATTGCTTGACACATAGAAAAAGGGTAAGTAATGTGTGCTTATGTTAGAAAAACAAGTTGAAGCATACTTTAAAAAAGTAGTCGAGCAGTTAGGTGGCAAGAGCTACAAGTTCACATCGCCAGCGCATCGGGGTGTGGCTGATCGTGTAGCCTGTTTGCCTAATGGACAGACATGGTTTGTAGAAATAAAAACAGAGGGCGGTAAGCTGTCAGAGCTGCAGAAGTTATTTGCGTCTGACATGCAGAGGCTTAATCAACATTACGCATGTTTATGGAATAAGGATGATATAGATGAGTGGGCTAAAAATAGCTGTTCTATTTGCAAGAAATGACAGCCGTTATAAGCAACTTGAAGGTTATGACGTGTACGACATAGACCGTGATGCTAGACAATTTTGCGCCAAAATGCCTGTATTAGCACATCCACCTTGTCGTGCTTGGGGTATGTTGTCGCACATGGCAAATCCACGTGAAGGCGAAAAACAATTAGCGTACTTTGCATTAGCGCAAGTAAGATTAAATGGCGGTGTATTAGAACACCCTGCTGGATCACGATTATGGAAAGAAGCGCCATTACCTTTACCTGACGAAAACGTAGATGCGTTTGGCGGATTTACCGTTGAGATAGATCAGTACGATTTTGGTCATGTAGCGCACAAGAAAACAAAACTATATGTTTGCGGAATAGATATAAAAGACTTACCTGATACCCCCCCCCGAAATGAAGCGCCTACTGATAGAAGTATTTGCGGGAATGTAAAAGGAACAAAAAGGTGTACGCAATACCAACGCGAATATACGCCAGATAACTTAATTGAATGGTTAACCGAGATATGCAAACGAGTCAAAAAATGAAGCTACGACCCTATCAAGACACGGCGGCTGACTTCCTGTATGAGCATGACCGTGCCATGATCTTAGCGCCTGTGGGTGCAGGCAAGACCGCCATCACGCTCACCGCCATGCAAGACGCTATCGAGGCTGAGGTAGTGACACGCTTCTTAGTGTTAGCCCCTAAGCGTGTCTGTACTGACGTGTGGCCTGTCGAGCAACCAAAGTGGGCGCCTAAGCTTAAGCTCGTAGTGGCTGTCGGTACACCTAAGCATCGTGACTCAGCGTTTGCGTCTAACGCAGATATTGTGGTGCTGAACTATGATAATTTGCAGTCTGTACATAATTTGAACGGCATTGACGGCATTGTGTTTGATGAGTTAACCAGGCTGAAAAACCCGTCAGGCGCACGTTTCAAAGCGCTGTCAAAACTATTAGACAAGATCAACATACGCTGGGGCTTGACAGGTAGCTTTACTAGCAACGGCCTAGAGGACGTGTTCGGTCAATGTAAGATTGTAGATCAAACAATATTAGGGCGTAGCAAGGGTGCGTTCATGCAACAGCACTTTATATTAATCAATAAAGAATACGGTGACTGGGTGCCAAGACCTAACGCACTTGAGCAGGTCATGGAGATTATTAAGCCTGCCACCTTTGTGTTAGACGCTGGCGAGTATAAAGACAAACTGCCACTACTGCACACAGTCGAGTTACGCTGTGACATGGACGACAGACTGCCGTATGAGAAGATGAAGAAGGACTTTGTCGTTCAGTTCGGTAATACACAGATTGCTGCAGTCAACGCTGCCGTAGTGACATCTAAGCTACAACAGATGGCGTCAGGCTTTATCTATGACGCAGATGCCGTACCGACATGGTTTAGCAAGCATAAGTTTGATCGGCTGGATGAACTGCTAGAAGAGAACCAACACGCTAACACTATTATTGCATACGCATTTAAAGAGGAGTTAGCAGAACTTAAGAGACGTTATCCGAAGGCTGTAACGTTAGACGATACAGACGCCATCACACGATGGAACGATGGCAAAGTAGAACTACTGTTAGTACATCCTAAGTCTGCAGGTCACGGCCTCAACTTACAGCATGGTGGCAGTAAGATTGTATTCCTATCGTTGCCCTGGAGCCTTGAGCTTTATGAGCAGACGATAGGCCGTTTACACCGTAGCGGGCAAAAGCATGATGTATGGTGTTACGTGATGTTGACAAATAAAACCGTTGACGAACGTATATGGGCAGCCCTGCATGACAAACGGGCTATTTCTGATATTGCTATGGAAGAACTAACATGACTAAAGACGAAGCATTAAAACTAGCGATTAAAGCACTTGAAGCTTGTAAAGAAGCATTAGAACAACCTGCACAGGATCGTTACGATTGGAACCCGCGAGACATTAACTTTGATGATGCAGACTTTGACGAGGCTCGTGCCGATGTAGTAGGGCAGAATGGTAATGAAGGGATACACTATGAATGATGTAAAGATATTCTTGACATGTCTATTCTTAAGCTTTATAGTGGGCGCATATACAGTCGTATTGGTTAACAAAGACCGATACGGCTGTACTGTAGAAGTAAAAGATGTTGGCGGTACCATACATGTGTTTTCTGGAAAGGTTTACTAATGACTAGATTGAACTGGCGATCACTTAATGCGCAGCTTACTACGTTAAGCGAGGATGAAGTGTTAGCCTTGTTAGAAAACGAGCGTGAAGGCGAGAAGCGTATCTCTATGCTACAACGTTTACATCAACGCTACACTATCTTACGTGCTGCACGTGAGCGTGTAGAGATATTGAAAGGAGCAGTACGCCCATGAACAATCGTGAGATTTGGAGTGAGCAAAACTTTAAGTTCGGTCATATAGACCCTACGCCTTGGATTCCGTTTGATGACGAGCCAAGTTATTTAACTAAATTATGGAGAAAATTAACATCATGGGTTTATACACGGTAAAAGTTTATGGCATCGAACTAGATGTCTACGCAGACGTAGAAGTTGAACGTGATCCGCTAGGAACTGGCGACAGCCCTGCAGCGACTTACGTTGACATTATCGCTATTGAGTTAGCTGATTCTGCGGTTGACATCACTACGTTATTAAGCGACGGTGTGTTAGAAAAGATAGGCGCACAAGTACAGGAAGAGGCAAAAAATGGGTAGCGGCGCAGATAGAGAGTTTGTGCTATGTGATTCATGCGGGTCAGAAAAGTATGAGGACGAGGTATGTCCGTGGTGTGAATTAAAAGTTAGTCCGTTAAATAAACAAGAGGGCGGATCACACTACAAAGACATGATTATTCAGCCAGTAGAATACATCACAGCTAACCGACTAGGTTTTTTAGAGGGAAATGTAATTAAGTACATTACACGTCATATTGCTAAAAACGGCGCCGAAGATATACGTAAGGCCATACACTATTGTGAACTAATCTTAGCGACTAGATATAAGGGTATAAAATGAGCTACGAACACCAGTTAAAGTATGAACGGTTAAAAGAATCAATGTATAATCTTATGGCAGAAAAGCCTCAGACGCGTCGTATGTTGATGGAAGCGTTTAACTTAAATAAAGATCAGTTGAGCAACCATCTACAACGTCTGATTGATAAAGGCTACATCAAGTTACATAAAGATAAAGTCCTAGAACATAGAGTTAAAGCTATCATGGTGTCACAGTATTACGCTAACCCTGATATGCCTTACAGTCCTAAAACTGCAGAACAGTTAGCTAAAGAGACAGTACAGCGATTTGCTGGATCAATTGCTACAAAAAGAAAACGCGAAGAGGATCCGCCAGGTGTTTATCGTTTATTAGACTACCCGATTGCGTCGCCAAAGAAAACACGTAAACATACCACGGTGAGTATCTCTAGTGGCTTTAATCAGTTGGGGTGGTAAAAATGAGAGATCAAAAAGTGCAGCTACAAAAATGGTGTTGGTGGGATAAAGGTGAATGTGTCGTTGAAGTGCTAAGGTCAGGTCACTTTCCCACTACTGCTATGGTAAAAATGCCAAATGACCGTGAAATAGAGGTAGATATTGATGAATTACGCATTAACTTTGACTGAATACGCGATTTGCTACTTTCCTGCTTTTTTGGCAGGGTTTAGCATGTGTGGGGCTATGGTAGCCTTAACCCCACTCTTTTCTCGCGTTATACGTCGATTGCAGAAGCCGAAAATCTACCGATTTTAATAAAAAATCGTTTTAAGAGTCATATTCATCAGTTTCGACATACATCTCTAATCCGTCACCACTAAATTCAATTCTGCCCATGTTAGTGGTGATTGTGATTAGTTCAGTATCATAATCAACTTCGATTTCTTCAATTGTTTGGCCTAGAAGGTCCTCACAAATTTCTTCAGGTGTGCGTTCAGACATAGTTACCTCAGCATATCAGAGTTAATAGTTAGTCGGCTTACTTCACCAAACTGTTTTGAATAGGTAATCACTTTTGCATCTCTACCTGACAGCCATCCGCCACGCGCAGAATACGCATCACCTGGTGCTAGTGTACGATGTTGCTCGACAATCATCAAGTTGTTTTCTTTAACATCAATAGAATGATAATGCCCCATGTGTGCGTAGGCGTGTTTAGTACGTCCGAACATCTCACGGAACTGCCCTGCAAACACTTCTGATACGTTTGACACTTTACGTTTATGACCGTGATGGAAGAATAGCGCAGTCTTACCGAACTCATACGCGTTGTATGGGTTAGGCGACTTGTCAACCGTTATGCGCGGTTCGTTCTCATACAATACGCTGAACCACTCACGTAGCCATATCTGTGACACAGGATCGTGGTTAGCATCTGCCATGATGATGTGTACGTGTTGGTGTTTAGCAAGCAGCATGTCAATGACTGTGCGTAGTACACGGATCGCTGAACGCACGACTTTAGCAAAGCGTGTGTCTACGTCAAGTAGATGCTTAGATGCTGGCGTGACTGCGTCCATGCCATCGAAGTGTAAGAAGTCTGATAGTTGTGCAAACACGGCTATGTCTGCGTTAGGTGACTGGGCGATAGCCTGCTCAAACCACTTGACTACTAACGCCTGTGCAATGTCAAGGTCCCAGTTCTCACCAGCCTCTTCATCCCAAGCGAGCATGCCCAAGTGGTAGTCAGTTATAACGTAACAGTTGAGCAGGTTGTCATTACCGAGTGCAGGTGCAGGTAGCGCAGTCAAACGAGGGATGTCGTCTTTCATGCCGTCGATGACTGCCTTCATCATCTCTTGCAGTTTGCTGTCGTCTATCTTAGACTTGACCCATTGACCTGACGCTTTACCTTCAGCGTTGTAATAGGTTGACACGCCTCTAACAATGAACGGCTCTGGTACAGGTCGCACCATGTCTTGCTCAGGTGCGTATCCGCTTGTGGCAGCACGACGGCGTAGTTGCGCAAGGGCTTCTACAATCGTGCTATGGTTAAGGTTTAATGATCTAGCGGCAGACCTAATTCCACCGTATTCGTTGACTGCATCTATGTATTCTGATTGTCGTTCTGTTGCGTAAGCCTTTAAACCTTCATCGATTAACATTTTCTTGGTCTCTAACCCACTCTTGTAAGTGTAGCAATTGTAAGACGTCAGACGCGCAATCTAAGGGACTAGCGTCGACGGTACTAGGTACATCGCTTTCGGTTTTTCCATCAATGCTTTCGGTGGTGTCGGAAATGTCGGACACGTCACGGGTATCTGTGTTGCGCACCCATTTAATAGTAGGGTGAGCAACGTAGTAAGCATTAAGTTTCTTGACAGCATTTGCATATTCCTTCGTTACATTAGAAGTAATTTGTTTCTGTTCGGTGACAATTGCATTATTCTTTTGTTGCAAAGCCTCAGTACGGACCTTCAGTTCTAGCTTAAACGCATCAAACTTTGCCTTTTCGCCTGCATAGCCTTGATAGTAACCCAGTAAACCAGCGCTTAAGATAGCGCAGGCCACGGCAATCTGTTTCCAATATAGTATCAATAGATTCATTTGGTGAGCTTAGTTGTAGATATAACACGTAGAGCCATATTAACGCCAGACACAAGGGCAACAATAGCGAAATATACACGAGGATCAAAATAGCCTTGCACAATATTAAGAGACGCTTCACTTGCTGCTCCTACGCCGACAATAAAGTTAAACCATAGTACCTTAGATTTATACCAACGCTTCATAGTGTTTTACCTGATTGGAAGTCTTGTAAAGTTAATCCGCTTGTGTATTGACAATGCGCTAGTTCTTTAAACTTGCCAGTCCAACGTCCAGCCCATTCCAAGCCTAGCTCTTCTGCGATGATTCCGCAAGCAGTAAATAGCGCTTTATTATCCCATTGACATTTACCGTTGACGATTGGGCAGAAGTCAAACGCTACACGCCAGTTATGGAACGACTGACCTGCCTTAGCGTTAGTGACTATCTTACCTGGCGTTGTACGGCCTTGATTGTAGAGTGCTGTTTGACTTTCAGCGTCGCGATAGGTTGATGTAATCAATACATCTATGTTTTGCTTTGCACATGAAGATATGAATTGCTCACATAGCGTTTTGACTTTAGGGTGTAGGTCTGACAGACTACGGCTATTTACCAAAATAGATAGTCCCCATGACAAGGCCGCCTACGATCAGCCATACGATACGCTCAACCCATGCGCTACCTGCATTTGCTACTTCAATCTTATTCACCCTACCTTCGATTGCACTTTGGATTTGATCATAGTTATCCATGCGTCTGAATAAAGTAATCATTCGTTCTTCCATACGTGCTAAAGAGATGATTGCCTCGCCTACCTTATCCAGCTTCTCTTCGATTCTATTCAGTCGTGTTGTTTGATCGTCCATGATAAAGTCCTATTGTGCTAATGCGTTACGGTTATTGTAAGTTGCAGAGTCAAAGTTTTCGTCGCCAACTAATGCGTTAACGCCAAATGTTGTTCCGCGAGAACCAGTCTTAGATTTAAGTAAACGTAAGACTAAATTTCTATCGCTTGCAGGTAAGGTATCAATTAGTTTAGCTAACGATTTACCAGATTGCACACCTTTTTCTAATTCAAGCATAAGTTTATCGTTAATTTTACCCTCTAACAAACTTAACCCTTCGTTAGTTATAGCGACTTTAGGACTTAAAATATTAGGTATTCTGAATAAGCCTGTTTCTTTTCTTAAAGTATTAGCGTATTTTTCTGCCCCGCCGCCTTCACCTGCGCCCGCTTGATTTGCCATTGATTGATTACGTTGCAATGTAGATGATATGCCTTTAAGTTTTAAAAATGCATCATAACTCATTTCTTTAGCAAGATTATAGCTGCCAGGGCCAAATATTCTTTCAACTTCTTTAGGGGACTGACCTTCAACTAACGCAATAAATTTATCAGGAGAATCGGTATACAATTGCATTGCTTTTGCACCAAGTTTAGTTTGTGCAATTGCTTG